ATTCGCCATAGTTAGTATTAGATGAGCGACCACTTGGCACTTCGGTATTCAGCGTACCTGCGCCTGCTAATATAGTAGCACCTGTCGGGCTTGGTAGCCCATTATATTCATCACCAAAACCGAGATATGTGTTAGAAGAGAAAATGTCACCTGTCTCTTCCGGTGGTAAGTATTCGCGAAGGGTTGTGATAGGGGCGAATGGTCGCCCTTGTTTGTTAATCGGCATCGGGGCAGGGTGCATATTTTCACCGAGCAGTTCTTCCGGCTGACACCAAAAGTTACGGAACCTGCCACCGTGCCCGACAAGGAATTGAGGCCGATAAGGCGACTGCGCCTTACTGTTGTCAAGCCACACGCAGAAATTGCGACCGCTCGCGCCGGGTACAGTAGAGTGAATAACTATCGTGAATCCTTCAACACCGTCTACATCTTCCACCACTCGCCCGATATGCGCTCGCATGTACCCCATGTGACTACCGCGGTCAAAGGACGAGAACGCGGTATCGTCCCAAAATGGCGCAGGGTCGTGAGTACTACCTGTCACTGCGAAATCAGCCTTATGGTGAGGCGCAGTAGGGTCTGATTCTTGTTCGGTGTCGGGGCTGTTAGCGGAACGGTTTGTGCCCTGCTTAGTAATATCAAATCGTTCGCTCTCACCGGGGTACTGGTCGGCAGGTCGGCGTTGGTTGCTACGACCGTTTGGTGCCCCTGCTTGGTTGATGAGACGGACAACTTCACGAGCCGCCGCTTCAATATCAGTGACACCCTCTTTCACTCCCACTTCGCCTAAGTCTAACTTGAGCCTACGCACGAAATCCATTTCCGTCCAATGCGGTAAGTGTTTGAGTCGCGCTTCTGAATGGTTAGCAAGGTCAAGATTAGTCGTCCGCTTACCTTTCAGCGCGAGGAATGTAGGGATACAGCGAGTACCTTCGGGTGTATCAAAGAATGTGGATTGGAACGGATAAGCGTCTGCCGCATCATTCAATGTTTTGTAAATTGGTGTTTGTTCTATTGATGTCCACGGGTCTGTTGAGTACCAAATAAGACTGCGCGCGTGCCTGTCAGTAGCCGAACCCGGGCAACACACACTGTTCTCTGTGCGGTCAATACTACCCGGTGTCGGGCACGCGTCAGCAGTATCATTAGTTATCAAATAATTAGGAGCCTGCCGATTCTTCGCAACAGCCGCTAAGACACTGAAAACATCATTGAAAGGTGAATTGATATGATACCAAGAGTAGTGGGAATAAGCGCTTTCCATGAACTCAGATTTCCCGTCAATAGCCAATATAGTATCAACACCACCGGGCGCGAAAAGGTCTGTCACCCCTGCTAATGCGAAACTTTTGGTCACGCCCCTGTCTCGGCGTTGCGTGCGGAACCCATTGGCTACATCAAGGTCTTTGACTTTCATTTCACGCTGGCTTGATTGAACTTGCATCCACAAGTCTTGGAAACATACTGCTTCGCGGTCATGCGCGACATCATAAAGCAGAACTCGGGCATGCTCCTGTGTGGATAGATACGGGTCAACAAACGCTACAACAGGCGCGGCATCACTACGCCCGAGATTTGTCCAATTAAGTTCAATGGTTTTATTGACATGCTGAGCATAGTTACGCGCAGTTGTAAGGCAGTCATCACCAATGAGAAAGTTCTCCATATAGACTGTATTGCGGGCTTCAACACCAGCATTAGTACGACCGCTGTTGAATCCGCTCCACACCTCAAACTCGTTTAATACCCCGCGCGATTTGGCAAACACACCTTCCACCGCATGCGGATTAGTGTACTGCATATTCATCCAAACAGTGTCACCTTGACGCAATCCACCGGGCGCGAACGGGTTATTCCAAGTAGCGTTACATAGCCCGTCTTCCATTTTCTGTGGGAATTGCGTTGCCGATATAGCGTGAACTGATTTGATTGTGAATATGTCTCCTATTGATATACCGGGCGCACCGGAATCAAGAACAGGGTGAGCGACTATGGTTAGTTCTGTGGCAGAACTATGTACAGTAGCATTAGGGTCAACTGTTAAACTGTAAGTACGGCCGGTTGATTCATTCACACAAGCGTATGTATATACCCCTCCGTACAAAAGTGTGGCCTCAACCCACGAGAAGAATTGAATACTCTCTGAATCTTCTGCGTAATAGATAGCGCCACCGGGGTTAGTAGTTACTGTGAACTTTTGCCCCCCGCTCTTAATACGCGGTAAGTGAGGGTTCTCTTGTGGCCCTGCTTTGAACTCAACAGCGCTGACATATTGTCGTAGGCCGTAGTCTACATTCCCGCCTTGAGTCTGTACATTCGCCCGGTCGTAATAATACGGGCGGCGAAACTCACGCTTAGTGGTTTTACTATATTCGTCATCTCCGATAATAGGTATATTATCATCAATAAATGCGCCACCGGGTCCAATATAAACACCTATTTCTGCGTGTTTTAGGAAGTTTTTACTCATCCCGTTGGTAACACCACCAAGTATATCAATCTGTAAATAACCATCCACAGTAGGGTCATTACGATATGTACACCACTCGCCGTTGGCGAGAAATGCGCGCCGTTGTCGCAAGGAATTGTCCATCTCTCGCACTTCGCCTGTGCCTGTACTGTAATTACTTGAATCGGGGAAAATTGTACCTTCATCTACATATACTCGGTAATCGCTAATACTCACCGGGCGAGATATTCTTGTGCCTTTCACATGCTTATCGTTAATCCAATTGATATGATAGGCTCCCATAACCTCTCGGTCAGCGGGCGCGTAATCGGGGCAACGGCGCCCAACAGGATTAGGGTTCCAAGTGTGCGCAGTCATCGTGGCGTCAAGCATCAATTTCAGCGAGTTGTCCGGTCCCGGTAATATACCCCTATCTCTATCTTCAAAGAAATGGTAAGGGAATACTGGGATTTCCACAAGCGCGCGAGTTGAAGCGTACTGCGTACCGAGTTGGTAATCGTGATTCACGCTACGCAGTGACTGAAACAATCGGTCATTGACGGTCGTTCCATCGCTACATAATGCTCCGTCATCAAACAAATTATCAACGAAAAATTGCGTGCCGGGAACTACATTATTAGTAGCAACCCAAATAGTGTAAGTGGCGGATTCGCTACCATCAGCGTTGAGATATACACCGGTACCTACTGTGGGGACAGAAGGGAACGCGAAAGTCGCAGGTGTTTTACTCACATATTCCGCGCTTGCGCCATTAGCGAGATACACGCGCCCCACTTCGGGGAAACAGTAGGTCCCCCATGCTATGAGTGATGTACTGTTATTATTCAAAGGAACTACTGTTATAGTTGAATTGGGCATAGCAGGTGCCCCAACTACTGATACACGAGCAGCGCAATCGCGCCGCGTAGACCACCCGAGACGACTGAGTGGTGAAGGGTCAAAAGTAGGTTTAGTATTGACTGCACCTTGACCCGGCCCACCAAGCGTGACCGTGACTACAGGAGCACCCGGCGCTATCTCTTTGATAGGGTGAGAATCGGGCGAACCATCCCCCAATAAGTCAGCGCTGACATTAACATCGTCCATAAGACCGCGACACTCAATCACTACTTGGCGACCGGTGGCCCCCTGCCCACTCTCAATAGCGGTTATTCTACCTCGTGCTTGTAGGAACTCAAGCGACACAAACGATGGGTCACCCCCTGTATCCGATTTGCCCACCGCTTTTGCGAGTTGCATTACACGGTTACGATTAGACGGTTGGAGAATCAGTACATGGTTGCCGCGGTCACGATAGTTGTCAATCACATCAAATACTTCGTTAGCGTGAGTAGACTGATTCGTAGCACCAACATCAAAAGCGCCGGCTGTATTATCGTTGTCAACAGCAGGGGGTTGGCGATAGTAAGTAGGCGCGGTGCCTACCGGAGGGTCGGGTATAGCGCGGTTCTGCATACGCATAATCACGCGATTATAGACCGAAGCATGAGTAGGGTCAAGCGAGTGTGAAGAATCAATACCTTGTGGTGGTCTACGACCGGGGTCACCGACTACGACAGGTGTATGGTTTGAGGGTATCAAACTCTCGTCAAGTTCAATCTCGTATTGTCTACCGCCTGTATTATCACCCACTAATCGGTGAGGTTTGAGAGCATCGTGACCATCGCCTGCGGTCTCTTCGCTTATGAGCATCATACCGCCGGGAGAATGAATAGTCAGCCCTGCTGCTATCGCGGCCGCAATATGAGCAGCCACGCTTGACCCGCCTATGACCGACCCGCCGGCAGGCACAGTCTTTTCAATCAGTAACATCGCTCCTGTGCCGCCCATCTTGCCACCGGTTAGGTCTATCGCGTTGTAGTGGATTTGGACATAGGGAGCCGCATTAGGGGCGAGAGACGGCACTTGGAGGATAGCCACACGCGACTCGGTCTCCGGTGCCAAATGCAAGTCGTAGACATTATCAGTAGCCAATACAGCCTCAGCCGCGTGACCTTTCAGTAAGAACGGACGGACATTAAAATTAGGACCGCCGATTGCGATAATCTCCCTTTTATGTTCAGCGCTTGTAGCACCAGCGGTATGCCCGCTTTCGGTGATTTCTGTCACTGTACTGCTTGTCACCAACGATTCAACAGGACCGATGAACGCTTGGCGATGTAATGATACTTGGGTGTTAATTGGTACTTGGTCTTTCAGACCGATTGACTGTCCGTCAAAAAATGCGCTGAAACTATCGCTCGCCCCATCAACGGTTTTAGTTACTATTTCTTCGTGCGCGGGTGGGAACACTCGTAAGAATGGGTGACCTGTACGCTGGTTATATTTATGGCGCGCAGTGTGACCTTCTTTGAATTGGTCTTTGAGAGCGGTAGGCCACGCCGCCGCATCAAACGGGTTTGCGCTTTTACCGATTGAGAGAAAGCGTGAGTATATTATTCCGTGATTTAGGTTACCGGATTCGTCTATTACCATTTGGCCTGTCCTGTCAATCATCTGTGAGCCGAGGCCCGGTGGTCGGTAAGGCGCGCCTGTACCACTATCCACTAACAGGTCTCCCTTGACGAGCACCACGAGGCTGTCATTAGCGAGATTGGTGGCTGTCACGAATGCAGTACGAGCGTGTAGTACACCTCGCGCGCCAGTGGCATGAGTATCAAAATCAAGATGGACGCTGTTCACTGTGAGGTCGCCATTGGTCGCTACATTGAGTAGACGCACACGCTCCGGCGGGCTGAGGTTAGCCTTGCCTGTTTTAGTATCACAAATGGTTGGATTGATGAGCAGGTTGAATGGAGTATGAGCGAGAGACTGCAAGCCTGTTGGTGTTGATACTTGGTAGTTACCGAGACCGTAGTCTGTCGCTACATTGAGCGTTGTTGTAAAAGTGGATTTGTCTTTACCTGTAATGGCCTCATACAGAGCCTGCGCGCCTGTGGCCCCTACATTGATTGTAGTAGCACCCTCAGCGACATTAGTAGCGATAAAGAAATCGTTTTGGTCTACTTCTGCTGGTTCCTCAAACCGCCATAGGCCGATTGTATCGCTACTACTGAGTAGCGGTTCGGGCGTGATTTGTTCACTTATGCCTGTTCTCCAATGAACCGACTCAATGTAACCTCGGAACTCGCCCCCGCGCCCACCGATATACAAATCGTTCTCGTTCATCTTGAGCGCGTATGTTTTGTCCAATTTCGTTGAAGAGACCAATTCTCCATTGACATAAAGTTTAATGAGTTTCCCATCAAACGAACCGACAACATGCAGCAATTCACGCCCCTCTTCGTTGAGACAGTTACCGGATGCCATGAACGATGCGTTGTCGCGCGGATAGACAAGACCGTTCCAGCCGACACGAGAACTACCTGCTATGACCGGTTCAGCACTGACCGCCCGAAAAATCTGTTTCCCAATATCCGCGTCCTGTACATGCACGGAGAACTCAGCCGGTCGTGGTGCTCCTACTCCACCGATTCGTAATTCAAACAGGTCGGCTTTGACCGCCACTACTCCACCGTGGTCGGGCGCTACCCATGCTTCTATGCTGAACGAGTTAAGGACACGCGACACATCTCTTTTGTATGTACGCGAAAAGCCGTTAGCCTGTCCTGTTGTTGTACCGGACGACCGCGCTCCGTTAGAGAGAGACAAGCCCGTTCGCTCAAAACCGGCTTGAGGAACTACGATACCGTCAGCAACACCGTTGAAGAACAGCGCGTTGCTTGTCTTACCGATTAGTGTTATAGTATCACAACCCGAAAATCTTGTCTATTGGTTGGAAGGTAATTTCTGCGGCATAGGTTGTCTCCGATGCGTTGTAGGTGAAATTGCACTGAGTCACAGTGCCGCGAATACCCGTGGAGGAATCGCGTGAATCAAACTTGACAGAAGCGGGATTGGCGTTACCTTGCGCGTTTTGAGCATCGGGTGAAGTAAGGCCGGTGACAATCATAAAATTGCGTGTGCCGTATCCATTAGGTAACAAAGAGGCATCCACAGGAGCGTGTAGTAACGAATTGTAAGGAATCTGCAAACCGACTATGTAGTCGTCAGCGCTACCATGTAAATTGAGCGATACATCGCTGTCCCAGCCTCCTCTATCCGCTACACCACCCATGATGTTGAATGCGCTACCGACCGCTCCACCGACATTAGAGTTAGAGACATTGGCAATCAAGTCTTGCATTTTGTCCGCCGCGCTACGACACGAATGGGTGTTTGTCCCATTACTGAAAGTTTGCACGCTTGGTGATGCGGGATGCTCTTCTGCATCGTCTGTCCAAAAGAAAGGTGTAGCGCTATTACCACTCGCCCCTATCTCTGCTTGGGTTAGCACAATTTTACAGTTACCGAGACCCTCATTAGCACCTGTTGTGAGCGCGACAGTAAATGCAGAATCTGCGGCAGGGTCCCCAAAATCAGTCCCACCAGTGGAGGTGATAGCGGGGGAGAACGCGCCACCGTGGCCGGTGAACGCCGCGGCGAGTATGGTAGCGATACTGACGCCTGTATCAGCGGCAGCGCTTAGACCGACAGTTAGAACATTAGTAGCCGCGCTATGCGACCCTGTGCTTGTATCAAACAATACTTTAATTGCGGTAGCGCCCGTGTTCGCTTGATGCGTAGTTCGTATAGAGAACGATTTACCGTTGAGGTCGGCCGCTGTGACTTCACCACCATCAGTAGCCATCAATGTATCAACCGCATCTTCGTCTCCTGTATCAGTAAAAGCACCAAGTGTACTGAAATCAATATAACCCGATGCTGCTGATGCTGCTTGTGCTGTACCGGAGCAGTCGTCATCGGTGAGAACACAATTGAGGCGAATATCCGCCATCACGAGATTGAGGTCAGCGCCGATTCGTTCTCCTAATACAGGCACGGGTATAGCGGGAACAGCGCGATTCATACCGAAAGTATAGTCAGTACAATGCAAATAGATGAGGTCACCGTTTCGTTGGACGAGGCGAATAGGTAGACCACCACTGGTGCTTGTTCCCATCAGTAACCTCTCCTTGTTGTACCGCGACCGTATCGCCGCATCTCTTTCTGAATCTCGTCACTTATTTGCATGGCGAACGCCCTCTTGTCTGAGCGGTCAGTCATACCGCTGACATCAATGTTGATGTTGAAAGTATTACCCATACCGCCGCCCTTACCGAGTGGTACCACCGCTTCGGGTCCAGCCTCACCGATTAGCGCGAGGGTCGGGCCTGTTACAATTCCACCTTCCGCGAGACCGGGTATATTGAACTTCTTTGGCATCGGTCCAATCTCCCCCCCACCGAGAACCTTTGGTAATGTAAAATGAATCATCTCCGCGATATTATTATTATACCATTTGATAATTTCAAGACCCAGTGCTCTTATCGCGGCCATAAACTTCGCTTTAGCACCACCGGGGGTATTCGCTATAATATCGGCTAACCATTTTACCTTCTTTCTTATCCAGTTAATACCAAATCTTATCCCTTTAATGAGTGCTCCTCCCAATTTCCATATTATCTTCCACGGGGTTAAAATGAATCCTAAAATAGCCTTAGCGGCGGTCTGAACTCTTGACTCCCCTCTACCTAAACTCGCGCTTGCGTCTGCGCCGCCGCCTGTGAATAGCCCTGTTATTTGGTCCCAATAGCGGATAACGAGCGCTACTATACCAACGATTAATGCAATCACAATCGCGACAGGCCAAGTCAACCCCAATATAATTACCAACCCAATAGCCAGCATAGCAACACCAACAATAGTGACAACCCACGCGACACCATCACTGAACTTTCCTGTCGCTACCATCCATAACGCGACAAGCCCTCCGATGAGGAGGCCCCATGCCAACATAACGCCCGCCATCGCGGCGACAGTTATTCCATAAAATTGAGCAATTGCGACAACCACTGTGCTGATGAACCCCGACCCAAAATATCCAGCAAATAGTATGACGCCGGATAATAATACCGCCACCACTGCTACCAACCCCCAAAAGGTGATAACGACATTATCTGTCTCTTCCATCAACCATCTATAAGAACCAACGAGGAGAACAACAGCGCCCACTGCTAAGGCAATCGGGGCACCGACAACCATCAGCATTATACCGACTGCCAAAAGCGAAGCGGCTACAACATCAAGCGCTCCCGCTAACCCACCTGCTCCATCTTCACCCGTCAGAACAAAAACGAGACCCACGACCGCGTCACTCAATAACGGAATATCGGCAGTGAGTTGCACTACAGGCGAGTTCATTCCGTCAAACGCGAGGGAAACCACCGCCAGCGCGAAACCTATTACTAAGAATATGGCGAACAGGCCAAACAGGCGTGCTGTGAATCGCCCGAGTAGTGTGTTACTCGTGGCTGTAATTTTATTCATCCCTTTACCGATTTTGCTGTAAGCCATCATAGGGATAAGGATTTTCTGCATAATTGTCATGTTTTCTTTACGCTTCTTTTTCTCTTTGTCGCTCAGTTGGTGCCATTCGCCCATATTGTGTAGACTCTTCTTCAAGGATTTACGGTAATTGTCTATCCCTATTACCATCTTAACAAACGGCATCCCTCTTATGGCTCCTCTGAGACCTGCCATTTTTCTTTCAACGATGCCGACAGATGACGCCATTGAGTCAAAGCCTTTCTGCATCTCAATAATTTTTGTAATATCGCCGGGTGCTATTACGGGGTCTGCCATTTTTCATCACCATCCTTCGCTGCCCGGAAACGGCCTGCCCGTATCAGTTCCCGCGACACGCTGCCCCTGCTTCATATCTCCGGTCGCTTTCTTCATTTCGTCCGCTTCGTAACGCTGCGCGGCAGTCGCCCACGCGAACGAAGTAGCGAAGTCTTCCTTGCTCATTGAGCGCGCTTCGCTCATGCTAATTTTGAAATGCCGTGCTACAAGGTAGACCATACCATCAATGAGATGCTCAACGCTATTACTACTATGCGGATTTTTCATGGATTGATATACGGCCTCGGCCCTCTCGGGCCACTCTACAAAGGGGCAGAGACGATGTCCTGTGGCTGGGGAAGCAGGGCAGTCAACTGCTGTCCTACATAGGCGCTAAGGCCCATCATCTGCGTCTTTGATAAATTAGGCTCAGTGCGTTCAATGCACTTATCCATCATGTATTTCCAATACCCTGCAAGGTCAAGGTCTACACCGCCGCCAGCATCTATGCTAACGAACGATTTAACCGCCTCTTGCATTTGTAGGAAGGTCAAATCCTTGACCCAAACTTTCATCACCATATTCTCATCTTCGGCGTCTACGCGAACCGTATGTTCACGAGCAGCCGGTGCAACCATCAAATTATTGATGTCGCTAACAATCGTATAGTTCTCTTTCTGCGCTCTATTCTGTTCTGTCGTCTCCTGTTGACTCACTTACTGTACCCTCCTCGGGTGGTTTTGCCGCGAGCGTGGGGCAATTTGCTTTCGTGTGACCGGGTTCTCGGCACACGCTGCATTTCCTCACGGGCATCGGCGTTTCCTCGTCAGCGGCCGCCTCTTCATCGGCGGGGGCTTCGGGGGAATCTGATACGGGCGTCTCTAACTCGGGCGCCTCGGGGAATGGATTGTTTGACGGCTTACCGACTTCGGGGTCAAAGGTCTCTTTGAGAGCGAGCGCTGCTGCTTCACGCTCGGCTAACATCGCGCGCACTTTCTTGACTTGCGCTCTACGCGCTTTACGGTCGCTTAGATTGAATAGGAATCTGCCCATTTCATGACCTCCTATAGTATGTATCTTCTGAGCCGGGATAATGTTCTTCCACTTCCGATTGAAGTTGCACGATTTGTGCTGCTATATCATCCAAACCAAGTTCTTCGGCGGCTGTTGTTGCGATACTCAAACCCTTATGTAATTCTTGTACTAACTGTTCATTGGGGTCGGGTCCTTGTCCCTCTTGACTACCCGATTGTTCGTACAATGCCTCATCAGTAGTTCCACGGTATGTATCGGGTAATTCATACTTCAAAATGACCCATGCGTTGTCCATCGGATTCATTTTACTGATACCCCCCTTCGGGTGGGCATCCACATTCATCAGTGCGTATTAAATTATGATGAGCGGCTGTGCAGCGCCGGCAAATTGGGGCTGGTGATGGTGGGTCGTAGTTTTTCAAAACGCCCCATGCCGTATTCATCGGATTCATTTTATTCACCTAACAATGCAATAGCGCGTCATGCGAGACCACTTTCACATGCTTCGGCTTGATTTTCAGTTCGCTCTTGATGACTCCTTTGTCATCGGGGATTTGTAGAGGTGCTTCTGCTATAATATACTCGTCAATAATAACAACCATCTGCTCGCGAGCAGTTCCGGGGCCTGCCTTAGTCATTGTGAGCGTGATAGGATTACTGTCGTTACGCTCGCGATTAGTGCGGAACTCGTGCCATAGTAGCGGGTCATCAACGATGACTGTCATGCTCAACTCGTACTCGTTCTTCCCTTCAACAATTAGCGCGGGGTTTCTGCTACCACCGAACGGTATTTGTTCTAAGGAATCGCCTGCTGTATTACGCGTCTCAGCAGCGGGCGAACCGCGCACTGTATAGTGTGTCACGGTATTATTATTCCCAGTGAGATTAAAATTAGTTACTTGAGCCATTGGTTGCCCAAACGCGGTAATACTACCATTGTAAAACATGAACGGCTTTTCGGTGTTAGGCGCGATACCTGCCTCTTTGCGCTCTTGAATACCGTTGCCTATATTCTCAAACATTCGGTGCGCAGTGTATCTGTCACCTTTGTTTGAGTTTTCCAACCTACCTGTGTCAGTATAGCACATTAGCGCATCAAAATTGATACTTAGTTTTGCTTCTGCGTCAGCGTCAGCAGTTAGCGACCAGTCTTTGACTTTGCATCCTTTGTAGATACGCGTCAATTGTTTGCTGTCGTTCGCGGAACCGGGTACATTAGCGGCTGACTCTATACTATACGAGCCAACATCGCGTGAGCGCATTGAGGTCTCAACCGAAAACGATGGTATGTGCCAACCGGAGAATAATAGTCGTGAGACACGATTCTGAATGTTGCCGTATGTGGCAGCACCTGTCTCAAAGTGTGGGCTACCGTTCGCATTAGTAGCACTAAACTCCATTTTCATAATTTGACAACCTGCCGCATGGTCAAAGCAGAATGGGTCATCAACATAGATGCGGCGTTCTGTCCCGACTCGGGCGTCATACGCAATAACCCGCCGAATCTCGTTAGATTCGCTACGAGTAAAAGAGGTGTGGCTTGCGGGCCATAGAGTACCTGTTGCTTGCGCGGCATTACTTGATGGGATAGCGACAGGAGTAGCGTCACAAACTTGAATATAGTCACCCACTGCTGGCACACCAACTGACGGTGCGCCACTCAATTGAATATAATTATCACCCATATTAATAGCAAGAGCATTCCCTGCGCCTGCATGTGGCGTACCTGCTGTGATGACCACAGCGCCCGATATTGAAGCATCAACAGCATCAACTGTCGCTTCGTTACCAAGACAGTAGTAAAGCCAACGCGCGCTGTTCATCATAGTATCAAGAGTACCGCCTTCGTTAGACATTTTCTGTGGAACCTGTACGACAACATCGCGGCCGATACCGACTACATGTTGGCGCAAAACCTCAACTTTAGTTTCGGGCAGAGTGAGTGTAGCAGCAAGACCGACAAATTGGTCAGTAAGAACAGTCTCGTCACTTGCCGCCGCGCTTGCGTTATATCCACCCATCTCTGTATCAATTGTTGGGCAACCCAGCGCGTCAATGATGATTGTGTCATGGTCGTTGGCCCCTCCACTTTGACTACCCGAAGCCCCCGCGAGCGCAGGTGTGACTGTGATTGTCGCGCCCGAATTGGCGATGATTGTGAATAACCGGCCTGTCGTTGCGTAGTCGTCAGCATCATAATTCGCTTGGGTACTCTTGATGCGCAAGTTGCATCCAACAAGTAGACCGGCTGGGTACTTCAAAACACCTACTCCTGAAAACATGTCAGCAGTGTGCGCGCCACCAAATGTGATGACCGAAGTGTCGCCTGTAGTGGCGTGTGTCCATGTTAAAGCGTTGGCGTGATGACTGTGCGTAAGCACGATTCCGCTTTCGTGACCGAAGGTTACTTCGGCCAAATCTCCTTTGTACACTGTTGATGGCATGCCCCTTTCCCCGTCTACGCGATAAGTTCACTGAATATGACTATTTCTATTTGGAAGGTGTAGCGATGTAACTGTTTTGAGCGGTCTGAGAGGTCAGTTCGCGTCTTGTAAAGCAGCCTGTCAAAGTTGATTCCATCCCCTTTTCGCTTAGAATGCACGATTCTGCGAACTTCGTCTTCCATTTTACCGAGTCGCTCTCGTCCGCGGACCGTTCTCGCGTCAATTGTTACATTGATTCGCGTGTGCACGAAGTCGTAGAACACTTCGGGCTGCTCTTCGTTGTGCGCGGTCTCGTACAGGAACACGCCATCGTTGCGGTTTAGGTTGAACCTTTTACCGCGCCCTGCGTCTAAGGTAGTGATGTCGGTTATGACAGGCTTGACTTGGTCTGTGTTAGACCTGTTCCAGTTATCATCAAGGATGCTGCGGATTAGTTCAACGGATTCTGTCGCCATTATTCATCCCCCCCGCTTCCTTTTTCTCCATTGTGACAGCCTCTCCTTCTTCTCTTGCCGCATTCTTTCTTTCTCTTGCCGCATTCTTTCTTTCTCTTCCCGCTTCTCTTCCCGCTTTCTTTTTGCTTCTTCCACTCTTTCTTTGTGCTCACCCGAGTTCCCTCGCACCATCCCCGGGTCATAAGGTTCTGACTCAAAAACGGGTTTCGGCGGCGGCTTCGGCGTTGGTCTGCTTTGAAGGATGGGTCTAAGTCTATCCCATTCACTCATTATCTCTTCGCTGGGGTTCATATCGTCACCGATTGCGAATTGTTGTGTTAATTCTTCCTCTATCTCCTTCATCCTTGCTCTCGCCTGTGCGTACTCTTCGTCCGAGTATTCATCTTCGTCACCAAACTCGTTTGCTTTCAGCACAGCCCAAGCCTTTTCTAACGGATTCATATTTTCACTCTCTCCTTTGATACCCGCGACTTCCGCCACCAAGTTGATACGCCCACTCTTCCGCCTTCGCGCTTATTTCATCAAGGTCTATTTTACTGGATAATGTTGGGTCCATAGTTGCTTCTATGTCACAAAACCATGCAAGATTTAACAACATTTTTATCAATTGGTTTTGCTGACTATTCGCTTCCTCAGTGCGTTGCATCATAGTATCGGGTGGTAAATCATATTCACCTGTTTCCCGGTTCTCAATAAAATTACCTACCTCCATCGGATGCACATTAAGGCTATTTCCCCGTTCATCTACAGGCCCGAAATAAGGGTTGTTTTTCAGCAAAACCCAAGCCTTTTCTAACGGATTCATAGATTTGACCTCAGTAGTTCTTCGCCTGTTTGGCTTGTAGTCTCCATTTGCCTGCGCGTAGTCTCCATGATAGGACCGAGTACCTCTTTGTCTGTAACTATCGCGAGTGTGTCGGAGTCTATAACATTCCCCTGTTCATCTACAGTGTAATCGGGTAACGCATTGACTTTCAGTATCTTGATACCGAGAGGCGTAACACCCGCTTCCGCGCGGCGCTGAGCCATAACCATCTCCTTCACTCCCACGGTGTCATCATCTCCACATAGCGCGGTAGCGTCTCAGCAATCTGCTGTTTGAGTAATTGGTACTTTGAACCGAGGTCTATGTTCTGCGTTCCCTCGGGGAACAACACGCTTCGGTCGTCCGAAATCAGTAAATCCATAGCGACATATTTGGTGCAAATGTCTTCAATCGCTTTCTCAACATACCGCTCTCCGTAAATGTAGGACACCTTTATCGCGTTCCACTGGAAATAGGGGTAAGTGTTATTGAAATAAATAATACCCAATTCGTAATCGCACCACCAATCGCGCAGACGAGCCTCGTCCCCGGTGGTGGTTCCGACATAATCAATTAGGAACTTGTGCTGATTGACAGCAATTGCTGCTCCCGACATCGCGGCAGTGAAGCCAGCAGGTGCGAGGTCTGTCACGCCCGTAAGAGTATTACCGGTTTTACCGGTATAGTATGCCGCGACCATAGCCGTACCTGTACCTGTATAGACGATACCATAGTTAGCGAACTCGCTCGCATCAGTAAGAGCGAGTGAGCCGCCGCCGATAGCACCGGTCGTAGTTGTAGGGAGGCTTGTCAGCCCAGTAATTGCTACGCCTGTCTCATTTGTAGTAGCGATAGTAGCGTTCTCACCACCATCACCGCGCCTCATGGAGGTAATTTTCATTTTACCGCCACCGTAGTCGGCGTTAGCGGACGAAAAGAACTCATGATGCACATTGGCTGTTTCTAAGCCGCCTGCTGCGTGGTTTGATTCAAGGGTGAATGAAGGGGAAAATGCGACACCCGCTTTGTTTCTGCGGTTATCTTTGTTAATCAAATCAGATAGATTGCTCGCGGTTGATTCGTTGTCAAAATCCGCCCGCCAATTGCCTGTGCCTGTACCCACTTGTAGTGATGCGACACCACCGTCACCGGGGCATAGATAGAGATAGTCAGTCGCGTCAATCACGCTATTATCAAGAATCTCAACATGCGCTTCTGCCGCTGCTATCTCTCGGTATTCTTGGCCCTGCCAAATCTCAAGTCTCACGATTTGCTGAACATTACGGAACAGCAAGGGGGTTGTACCGACATAATCGGTGTAGTACCTACGCCTGTATGGTTTGTAAGTGTCAAAGTTCTTGTATTCAGCCGTCTGTAACATAGGACGCCACGCGTTATTCGTAAGGTTGTCAATCTTGTCTTGCGCCCTGCGGATGAGATGCTGTACAGCCGACTTTGTTATACCGCGCCGTTTGCCGTTAGTGAATGATTGTAAGTTTTGCGCGGTTGCATTATTGGCTATAGTGTGTGATGCTGTGAGACTGTACGCTCCGCCACCCACTGCTGTTTGCTGTAGAGCCAAACGCGCTTCGCCACCAACGAGAGTGATACCGCTAATGTAAGCGGTCTCGGCGAGAGTAGCGTCACTAAGCACCTCAATTTGGTCACCCACTTCGTATCCTGTCTGTCGCAGGTCAATGGGGCTGATTTCAATATAGGCGTTACCGGCTGTCGCGTTGACCGAGAGGTCATCGGGGTCGGGGAATTGGATTTGTAGTAGGTCGGCTACCTTTTGCGGGGTAGTGTAGATGGTAGCATCGGGGTCAAGGGGTTGAGGGGGTCGCTCACCGGGCTGAAATATAACTGGCATTATTATTCACCTCTCCGTGGTGGCCCTCTCCGTGGTTGTGTTCTAACACCACCGCGCCTACCACTGCGGGTAGGTCTCGCTCTTGTAGATTGGGTAATAGGCGGTTTATTTTGACCTTCTTCCCATTCCTTGCTTCGCAGTGCTTGTCGCACCTCCTCAAGTTCTTCCATAAAATCGGGGTCTGCTTCCTGTTCTTCGTCTGACATACTGTCATATTGTTGTGCCAATGGTCTATACACATCTTTGAGTTCATCGGTAGTCATATTAGCGTAGGTATTCGGTTCACTCCTTTCTGCGCCTTCTGTGAAATAATTTTCCGCTTCTTCACCCAATTGTCTTGCCATTTCATTCAACTGTGATTTTTCTTCTTGGGCCTGCTGTTCTTTTTCTTCGGCTGGCCTTAGATGTTCTCCTAATTCGTCCGCGGCAGTGCCCCCGCTACCGGTAATTTCTCTCCATGCTGACTCAAGGCTGGGTTCCGGCTCTTCTTCTTCTTCGTACCCGTGCGGTACTTCGGGCCTATTTAGGTCTCTAAATGTTCTTGGGGGTCGCAGTTTTTCCGTGAAACGCTGGCCGTAGTCGCCGCGCCTGTTTATGCGTGTTAAAGTAGTAGTATCGTCTCGCATCTCCGGTTCTAATTCGTGTGGGTCGGGCATTTCAGCGCCTTCGCCAGCGAGTGCTTCATCGCGTTCAAATAGTTCTAATTCCGGCCTCTTGTCTTTTTTACCGGGTGGCCTGCCGTAGGCACCGGATGCTCCACCTTCATAGACAGGGTCCATCGCGTCCTTTGTTTCGTCAAACAATCTTTGCCATTCTTCACCCTCCAAAAACCCGCTGTCGCTCTGCGCATGCGCATCACGCCATTTTTGTTCCGCATCATGAAAGTCATCCGCTATCTTATTTTGCTCGTCTATATCACTACTGAACTCCGGCGGCATCGTGCCTTCCAAGCCTTCTATCCCACCGGTACGCGCTGCTTGACCCCTATGGCGCTTACGCGCAGGGTGCGTAAGAGGTAGGTGACTCGTAGGGAATCGTTCTTTCTCACCCTCTTCGGGTGGGTCCGGCCACGCTTTCAATAATTGCCAAGCAGCGTCTATCGGGTTCACTGACTCTCCTCCGGTGGTAATCCGTGAGCCGTTCGCATTTGATTAAGCATAGCGGTATGACATTCTTCACAGATATTATCACCGTGCCATTCGTCTACGGCGGGATTCACACGACATAAATCGCATACAGGGCCTTCCATCCGACTCTGCTGTCTTTGTCGCTCTTGTTCTTGTTGTAAATTACGCCACATAGAAGCCTGCTCATCGGCTCTACTCTTGTCTTCTTCATTACCCCTATACGCTTGCTTAAGGAATACCCACGCTTTCTCTAACGGGAAAGAACGATTGAGCGCTTCACGATGCACAGCGCAAAACTTCTCGTTCTGAGCGCACGCTGAATTACAACCCGATACTGTGCAGGTTTCCCACCCTTCGTTCATTGAGCATCCCTCACCACTCCGAGGTTATAATCCATTGGTTTGTTACACGCGCCACAGCGCTCAAGCCAACAAAAATGTAGCATACCACAAGACCCGCAACGAGTACCGCTACCGATGTCAAGGACATCACGCGCGTTACGCGTACGAATGTTTTGCTTCTGTATGATTCCCGCGAGTGGGTCTTCCGGTGCGGTAACGCTACCTGCGCCGATTGATTCAGCCATACGCCAGCCTTTTTTTTCCATACGCGAGAGGTCGTCAACAGTATAGTTGGACATCTATCCACCTCAAGCGAGTGTAGCCACCGTATAGACAATTTCGCCGCGAACTATATTCATTTCAATAATAGTATCCGCACTCGGGGCAACACCTGTGTTCAGCATCTGACCGTAAAGTGGCGCTGCTGAGTCTTCAACATATAGAATCTCGTTATCGGCTACAGCGACAGTAATCCCTGCCCCAATAGTGACAGCGGCTGCACCAATAGCGGTACAGACACCTAATCGTGTGTAGTTCGCGCCTTTATCGGTTTTCTTTACCCAAATGACATCACCAACAGTGATAACATCACGCGCGTCTCCTGTAGTATAATCATCATCTACAGTCATCGCGCCGGCTTCGGCGGCTGCATAGCCGGCACCGTTATTGATTTGGATACCCGAATCGTAAGGCCCGTGAGGGGAAAAACGAAATGTCCATACTCTTCTGACCACGAGGTCTCACCCCGCATCAGCGCTTACCTAAAGCCCACCATGTACCGTCAAGACCTGCTGCGGTAACTAATGTAAGTGTTGAGTTGACCGCTATGTCAATCTCAGTATCAGTCAGACCCGCAGCACTACCATTCGCACCGGCGGCTACAGCCTTTGAGAGATGAGTAGCCAACGCTATATCTCCACCGGTTGTTACACCAGTATTCGTAAATGTTCCAGTCATGAGCAACAAATTGCCCAGTACGCTCGGTCGTTCGTCTATTGTAAATGTAAATACCATTATTCAGTCACCTCAGCCTCTTGTAGGTCTGCTTCGCCCTCTACGAGGGCGGTCTCATTCATAACCTCTTCTGTTAAAACAACCTCTTCGGTCTCTTCCGCGACCTCTTCTGTTTCTTCTTCTGAACTTATACCGAGTGTATCGCGCACGCTACTCAAGAGTTGTGCTTTAGTCAAGCCCGCGCGCACTCTTACATCATGTAGAGTAAGCCAATCATAGAGTTGTTGCCGCGTCCATTTTGTGTCCGGTTGTCCATCACCGTCTAAATCTACTAACTCATTCGCGTCACTTCCCACGACAAAGTCGGGGTCGTTAGTAATTTTACGGCGGTTAGACTCAAGCCATTCTTGGGTAACCTCTTGTGAGATACCACGAGTGAATGTCCCGAAGGCTGCGCGCTTAGTGGGCCAACGCCCACGATATGTTACGGTTGGCATTTAACCACCTTAACCGCATATCATCCAAATCTGTGTAGCAGCGACTGTTACATCACTGATACCGCCCGGATAAGTAAGGGTCAAAGTGTTATTGACTCCGGTAGTACCGGTGTCGCTAAGTGCGCCTCGCACACCACCACCGAGACCGGTAGTACTGTGGTCTAATGTACCTGCACTGCCGAGCATGTAAGCCACGATTTGTGTTGCTTCGCCCGATACTTGTAGAGAGATTGCTGCTGCCTTATAGTTAGCAGCAGCCAATTCTCCACAAAGTAGTTTCAAGCCCGCTACATTTGTTCTGTCAGTCTGCGCCGGTTCAAATGCAGTCAATGCACCCGGATAATCGCTACCTTGCCACAGTGTGCCATCTTCCGGTGACCCTGCGTATAGGTCTAATTCAAGACTGACGGTAAAACCAGTCGCCCCTGCTCCTCTTGTTATTGTTATTGCCATAATTAATCAACTCCTATTTCTCCTATGTCTCCAACCTCATGTAAGGTCACGAATACTCCCTTGTGCTCCAAAGAAAGAACACCACATTTCGCCCATCGTTCTATACAATCCTTCCTGTCCGAGGCGGTTGATAGCGAACGGGTCGCCAGTTTCAATTCCGCTCTCAAAGTACTGAGTCGGTATCGCTGTTTGGAACCATAGGTAGTCTGTATCAAGATAATAGATACGACTACTACCGTCTGCTGTAACATCTTTGCTTGGGATGATTGGCACACCGTTGTAGGTAGCCACGATGAATCCGGCTTCTATACCGGGTACACCTTTCACACCGCTGTATGATGGAGTAACTCTCTTTGTTTCCATGAATCGCTGTTGGGTCTGTAATAACTGCTGGATATTCATTAGTGTATCATAGCCAGTTAGGATAACCTTTGGATTACCACCACGAGTCCATACTTGCTGGAAGATGGTGTCAAGGAAATCAAGACTTAGCGCGCGGTTGGTGCTTGTTGCATCAACGCTAACTTCTGCACTGTGGAAATCTGCGGTACCGTTACGAGTAATTGAATACATATCGTGGTCGGTAAGAGCGCTTACATGCACACCGGCAGTCATATTGTCCGGGTCTGATGTAATTCGGTCAAGTGATTCAAAGTCGTTTGCTGCTGGTGTATCAACATCAGTTGTTAGCATTCGGTTGATATGGTCTGCGTGATGCTTACCCATCTCTTCCTTCAATACTTGTCGGACATCGCCCATTCCGTCATCCTTGTCGGATAGGAACATAGCAACCTCTGATAGGTCAAAGGTGTGCGCGACAGTCTTCGGCTTTGCAGCCACATGTAGGAAATCGGGTTTGGTAGTCTCCGGTAGGGTTGCGTTTTCAGCAACACCGCCGCCCTTAGTGAAGGACGCCTTAGAGGTAATGATTCTCCAACCACTCTTTTCCCACGGTTTCTTAGGTAGAATACTAAACGCATTGAACTCTTGGTTCAACTGAGACCAAACCTTTCGGCCGTAAATTGCTTGGTAAGAACCAGCAGTAGTACTCATTAGCGGTGCATCCGCTTTGAGTATATCCCCGCTACTGTATGTATATCCAGTTAGCGCTGTTCCACCGTAGTAATACCGTTCCATGTCTTGAATTGTGCGTACATAATCTCTTGCCATACTTATTCACCTCCTCGTAGTGCGCCAGCAGCGAGTCTGTGGACATCATCCCAACTCATATCTGCAAGTGCGTCACTTGAAGGAACTTCAACAAGAGCGCGGGATGCACTCTTAGTAATTGTCTCACCGGCTTCGCCGCTGGACAGGTTGTTAATACGCTCATTTAGCGCGATAACTGCTTTTTGTATGTCTTCTAATGGCTTACGAGAGTCAAATGACTGTCGTGCTTCCTCATTAGATTTCTGAGTCATCTCGGAAGTGTAGCGTTCATCAAACGCGCCACCGAGTTCTCCTTTGAACTCTTGTTCCGCGCGTGCTGCCTTGTAGACTGCATAAGCCTCTTCAAGTTGCGCGCCGCTGACATTCTCCTTGATTACGAACTTGCTACCAGTAGGTGCTGGGTCTGCGCTTGCGCGGATTGCGAACTTGTTGCCGCTTCCACCGCTACCGAAATCCATCTTTGGACGCTTTTTGGAATCTTCCTCACCTGCGCCTTCAAGAGAACCTTGTCCGCGATGGTCAAAGCCGGATTCTCCGGGGCCGTAGCCCTTTTCAAACTGACTTCGCGCCTTGTTAGTGTCATAGCCAGCGCCTTTCACGGTGCTCTCTAACCACTGCAAGTACTCGGTGCTGATAACATCATCAAATCCTTTTTCAACTTCTTCATCAGAATAAGCCATCTTTTCTTTGTCATCCCCCCCATCATCGCTGTCTTTCTTTTCGTCTTTCTTTTCGTCTTTCTTCTTGTCGTCTTTGCTGTCCTTCTTGTCGCCGAACGGGAACCCACCCTTGTCGTCTCCATCAGACTCAGCATCGTCAAGTTTCTTTGACAATCGTTCCAATACATCATGTAACTGTGTTACTACTTCTGTTTCTGTCATTTTTTCATCGTCCTGTTTTAGTATTCTGAATTGTGCTTCCGGGTTTATTCCTTTCTCGCATATTGTTACTTCATGCAACTCCATGCGCCGGATTTCCCGGTAACTGCCTCGCTCCTTGCTGCTTTTGCTGACTCGCTCAAATGCTTGTCCGCCGATACTGAAAGACTTAAGATTGCCTTTTCGCACCTCGGATGCAACTTCGCGAGCCTTTTCAATGTCATTCCGTAGTCTAATGACAACGAACATGCCGCTGTCGTCAACTTCGGATTTCCATAAGCGCCCGGAGGAATCTGTGTATTCGGGGACAACTTCCCCGACTTGTATATTGGAGTGCGCGAGTTGTACATTTCTGCATTGTGCGTTATCCATGAACTTGTGGAACGCTTCATTAAGCGCGCCTGTGGTAATGAGGTCTCCTTGTTTATCAACGAGTTCAACGCTTGCGTATCCGGCGACAATGAGGTCATCTCCAATCCCCTTAATGAGGAGGGGTGATGATTGGCTTGATAGGACTGCACTCGCGACCACTGGCTCACCCCACGCGAAGTTATGGTATTTAATCCGCGCGCAACTCTAACACTGCCTCTTCATCGGTGATACTAAGCCTCGCTTTTTCACCTTCTTCTGTTGTAATACTGCTGTTTTTCTTTGATTTGCTACCGGATTCGGGGGTTTTCTCCTTCTCGCGTCCATCGGGATAGAAGTCGGGAAGCGTCTCGGGGCGCGTTAATTCGGTCGGACCGCGTGGCGCAGCATCTTCTGTGCCAAGACCGACTGCGAGACCCTTCGGTCCTGTCCAAGTCATCTTCTCTTTCGCGAGTAATTCTTCTAAAACGAGTAGCGCCTTGACGATGACGGGGTCTTTCAGTAACTGATTCGGCATAATTTTCTTCGGTTTTTTGTCTTCCGGCCGCGGGTCGGGTGTAACCTCCGCTTTCTTCTTACGCTTTTTGTCGTGCATGTATTCACGCGGGTCATAATCTATCTTAGCCACACCTTTCAGCATCAACGCGGCGAGTGGTTCCCAACATGGGCGTAGTGTTTCTGCTACGCGTACGGGGTAATCGCCCTGTAATGACTCTCCTTTACCTATTCTCCACACATCAAGTAACACACCTGTCTCATTTTCCAGTCGGCGGGCTTTGTAAATCACATCATCATCAATAGTGGGTAGCGATACTATGACTTTGACACCCTCAACAGCCACGCTATGCGGTATGTGAGGGATTCCCGACTTAGTGAGCATACCGAGAGTGGCTATACTATCAGTCGCTTTAGATTCAGCCGCTCCTTGTAATTTTGCGCCGTGCAAAGCATACACCGATTCGCCGCCGCGCTCCCTACGGGAGACGCTACCAACGCTCACAGTAGCGAAGTCACCTTCGTCAAACGAACCATCACCGCTCGCTGTTCCAATATCCATGTACTGCTTACCATCAACTTTAGCCGCGCGATTACCGAGTTTTTCAGCAATTTCGTCACTAACCGGCCCTATCCCGAGCCTATACACAGGGTTGTTTTGCCCCCGCTGTCCGAGAATAATCACACTGACGCGCTTCTCATCATCAAGTAGTACCCATTTCGGATGACGCGCTTCGCCCTCCATGTAAGTTGATTCGGAGTCGCGGAGCATGATACGCCCGCCTTCTATTTCCTTCACCGATTCAGCGAGACCTTCGTCATCCGTCTGCCGCGTGTTAATCGGCTGTGGTGTTTTCACCTTCTCATTAGCCTCAAAACTACCACGGAGCGCACGCATTCGGTGTTTTAGCATCTCTTCGGTGACATCTTCTGTAGCGACTCGTAACAAGTCAACGATATGCAAAACCTTACCGTCATAGATTGCATCTACCACGAAGTTCTTTTCGTTAATCTCTTTCACTGATTCTTCTAACTCATCAGAAATTGTCGCCCCTGTGACTTTGACATCGTCATCATCGCGCTCAATTATCACTCGCTGGCCTTCGGGCCACGAGTTCACTATCCATTCCCCACTGAACCCGCGCAGGTCTTCTAAGTCTGAGAGGTCAAAAATGCGGTGAGCGGCTTTTATCGGTGAGGCGTCTCCCTTTTCTCTCTCCTCGTCTTCCTCTTTAAGAATATCAAGGAAAGTCAGACGCTCAAGCGGCTCACCGCGCCGGAATCTTTCGTTTATCTTAGTAGGTTTGGTGTTTCTTCTGCCTAAGTGCGACAACTGTGGTTTTGTATCGGCGGTATCAATGTCAAAGTAATCCCCCATTTCCGCCATTTTGTTTGCAGCGAAATCCATAGGCATAATCCCTTCGTTAATAATTCGCATGAGAGAGATGGGTGGTAAAGCCAAATCCGATATTTTAGGTTGGCTAACATTTTCCAAAAAGACAGGCTCACCAGTTCTCTTATCGTAATCAACAGTGAACGGAGGTTTGGTTGGATAACCATGATGTCTTTTTATGGCGGGCGATGTGTATAAAGGCATAATAGTCTGTGTCCCAGCGTTCATTCGCCCCAACGGTTGTGGTCTAAATACTGTGTCATTTTCGCTCCCACCTTCGCTTTTATTCTGGAGAGGTTGCCCGAGGTACCGTGATAATTTACCAATTATATCATCGGCTTTCCCTTGTGACTTTCTTCGCGCGCTTTTGCCACCAGCGGAACCCTTCGCGCCTTTTGTGCCGGCTTCCCAGTTAGTATTTTTAGTCAATTCATGTCTGAACTTTTTGTACATTCTGTCCATTAACTCTGCTTCGGTGCTTGCCGGCCATTTGTAAGGTGTTGCTTTGCCGTGAATACTACCACTCTGTTTAGCGAATCGGTCAGACAACGATTGAGCAATCTCTTCGGGGTGATTTTTCAGCATAGTGTTTATAGAAGAATCGTCAAGGTCGTCCATAAAACTCGTGACCCAATTGTGTCGTCTCTTTCGGTCCTTTTCACCGGCTTTCCCTACAACAGCACCCGCGGGGTTCTTTGATTTCCATTCCGGGTGTTGCGTGGCTTTGACTCTCGCGATAGCGTGTTTGATAATATCGCGCATGTGCTCTTCGTCAGTTGTAGGTCCTGTCGGCTCTGCCCCTGCTACTGGTGGTAGAGCAGCGTCCTCGTTGAAAACTCTACTATACGGGTCAAGCCATTCATGGAATAGATGCAACATACTCGGGTTACCTTTCTGCTTAAAATCTTGGATTCTGTCATGTAAGGCTTCGTCATTAGGCTTCACCCCTTCATTGGCTATTGATAAAGGCAGGTCATGGTGACTCATGATATTTCCATTCTCATCACCAATACCGAGTTTTTTATTCATCTCGGGTGTTTGGTGATTAGCGACATAGCGCTCAGCCGCTTCCACAAGAGCCATTATCGCGGGTGTAGCGGCATTCCAATCTTCTTCTCCTTGATTATCTGTAGTACTATCAAATAGACCTCCCCCTAAGTGTTTCTCTGCAAGTTCTTTGAACACTGGTAATACCGCTTCAATAGCCGCGTGCGTATTATTACAATCTTCTGCTATTTGCGCTACTCTCCTTCGGTGTGGAGATTGAGAAGACTTATTATCAGCCGTCTCTAAGGGGACGAGGGGCGTGTGTCTATCCCTCAAATCATTCACGATTTGTCGTTGACGCTCAATGGCATTATTCAAACCATCTATATTTCGTTTGGGGCCTTTCTCTTTTTTCGCTTTATCCGCGGTTTCAATAGCCGCCGGTAATCCCTCTAAAAGGTCAAGGAAGTATTCTGCCATATCAACAGGGTGCTCTCGTGACATAAAGGCCCTGTTCCCGTTCTGTAAAGGGAATGAAAAGTTTGAGCCGTCCACCGCGTCAGCATTAGGCTTCTGTCCCGGCCCCCCTGTCAAACTATGGATATTCACTTTTGCCGCGCTGGGGTCATCTGAAAGGATATTATGCGTGTTCGCTAATTGCTCAGCGGACATGTGCTGAGGCACACTTTGGGGGACATTAGGACCAAAGTCTCCGTGTTCTAACAAATACTGTGACGCCTCTTCTCTATCCAAATTAATACGCGGCTCTCCTTCATGGTCGTCTGCTATGAACGCGTCCGGGTTAAAAATCGGCATCTCTTCTTTACCCGAAGTGTCAATCATACCACCAGCGACATTATCATAATGCGATAAAAGGGAACTTAGGGAATGTTGGTCATAATCTCCCTTTGGTTCAACCGAGTAAAACGAATACCCACCCCCTAAATCATCATCTTCGGGAGACAATAACTTATCACTCAAATCTCCATACCGTGTTTTGTCTCCCGCTTCACGCGAAAAACCCATTTCTCTCATCCATCTACCAATCTGTTCTTCGTTCTGCTCACCGGTAGGGTGGTCTTTATCCACACCCGGCAGCCAACCATTATCCCAATACCCATGCGTAGTTATCAGTTTATCTAATCCGTCTGTTGGTATCATGTGGGTTGATTCACCTTCCGAACCTAATGGCCGGTCGTGTCTATCAGCCGGCCGAGCAAGCCCACAAAGGGCCGCTATCAAATCTGTGGTTTGTGGCATCACGAATTGAGATTTCATAGATGTAGGATTACCATGATAAGTGGGGAGTTTTTTCCCTTTTTTGGCGACAAATCCCGGGGTGAGGGTATTCATATTTGGTGAGCGCCATTTTACATTACTCGGGTTCAAATGAGACTGTGTAGCACTTCTATTAAACTCACCTGTGCGCGCATATCCGAACATAGATTGCATCTCGTCATGGGGCACAATAGGTTTATCGTACGCCCCCTCGGGACCTCCCGCTTGCGCGAAACGCTCAATTTCTTTCGGCCAAGCCAACATAGCCTCTTGTCGTGTCAAACCTTCTTCGCTCTTTGTATCAAACCACTGCTCGTTCGGTTCCATTAACATTTTATCAACCGGGCCTGTAAATACACCGGGGTACATTTGGTGGACACCGTGCAAATACGCATTCTCGTCCAACCCCATACCTCCACCATCCATATCAAACATGTGAGAGAATGACGGAGTACCGTCAGCGTTTAGACCACCTATTGCTGGAGCACCGACCTGTCTTATCGCGGCGCCACCAACTAAATCTTGCTGGTGTTTTTCCGCTACCCCTTCGTTAAACAATTGGTCTCTAACACTCTCGTCTAACCAACCGTTCTCTACATATTGGTCTATGACTTGAGGAGTAAGGTGGCTTTCTTCCTCTTGACCCTTTTGGCCGCCCCATATCGCCATACCTTCATCACTAATCTCACCAGTAGGTAAATTGAGACCACTAAGCATGTGCTCGTACTCATCCATAAGATTTTCTTCACCTAACGCGTTGCGCATAATATGATGTCTCGCGCTCATTGAGCCTTCTTCTTCGTCCCCATAATGTGAAAATACTCCATCGTGCTCAGTGACATGCAACCTGTCAAGCGCGTTCCCGATAGCCTCGCTACCGGCCCCTTCCCCAACATCGCGTAATTTCACTTCATTATTATCAGCCCAATTAACTATCGCGCCCGGTATGTAAGGAAACGCTCGTGTTTTTTGGTGTACTCGTGGACCTCTTACCATACCTTTCTGTCGTTTTAGGAAAGGTAGCCAATGCTCCCATCCATGAAAATCAAGATTATCAAAATCTTCTCTCGCTTCCTCATTATGAGGAGCGCCGTTCAATAACCAGCGCATGACATGGAGTCTTTCTTGTGGCTCCAACATCTCTAAGCCGTAGAGGTGAGACATAAAACCGAGTCGCGCGTTAGGGTTCCTCACACCTTCCTCCGACATTTTTTCTGCCAATCCGCTTTCGTTATGTCTACCTGTCTCCTCATCAAGCAACTTGTCGGGATTATACCCTTCCCACTCAAGCAATTTGTGAGCCATAAACATCTGCCGGTACTCATCATCACCATCTTCGGGTTTTTCCCAGCCGTTTTCGTCCGCGTTATTCTGCCAGCGGTCTAACCACTTATTGAATCCGCGCTCATACAACGAAGAGAGCGATACTTGGCCTGTATGTTTTCCAAAATTACTATCGCTATTATGCGGATAATCAGCGTATTTTGATTCATGAGCATCAAGCCCTTCATCAAACTCTCGTGCGCCGGAACCATCACGATACAAATAACGGTATGTCTGATGAACGGGAGCGGACGGGAGCAACGAGTGCTTGTTCTCAAACAGGCCAATATCCATCATAGGGTGCCTGTCGGGTCGGACAGCGTCAGACCCCGGTGCTCTACGCATATCTCCTTCTGTTGCGGGAGCGGTCTCCATTCTCCCCGATGCCATTTTCCAAAGCATTATGGTTTGTTTATGCACCTTCTCTTTTCTCACCGCTTCTGAATCACCTTCGTCAATTTGCGCGTCTTCCCATTCCCCTGCTGATATGATTTCTTTGAGGTCACTATGGGGTTCACGCGGTAATGTACCTTGATTGGCAGGGGGGTGGGCTACCATTTTAGGTGAATAATCATATAATTCACGAACAGGTTTTATGCCACCTAAATCAGTCTGTTTTAGTATCCCTCTCGCGGATTTTACCAACAAAAGGTCATTAGTATCAATCGGTACATTTCTCCTGTAAGCGTCAAGCGCTGCGAACATAAAATCGGCAGCGTCATCGGCATCGGCATCGGGTAAGCATTTGAAGAACTCGTAACGAGAGCGCGCCCAAAATCGTTCTGCCGACTCTCTCATTCCTCTCCCCCCGCTATCATAGGCGGCGGGCGAGGGATTCAGCCTTTTCGGCAAGTTCGCTCAATAGG